CCAAGAGAACACCTAGTCATCCAAAGAAGTCACACATTGTTGTGGCTAAAGAGGGAGACAAGATCAAGACTATACGGTTTGGTCAGCAAGGTAAGAAAGTGGGTACAGTCAGTGGTACAGCAGGCAAGCCAAAAGCAGGCGAATCAAGGCGTATGAAGATGAAACGTAAGAGTTTCAAGGCAAGACACGCTAAAAACATAGCTAAGGGCAAGATGTCAGCAGCCTATTGGGCTGACAAGGTTAAGTGGTAGAATCGTCTATAGCTTCGGCTGTAGCTCCTGCGTAACCTGCAATATCAATCCAAGTATCTTCGTGGTGCATATCTTCCTTTGATCTAGCTATTTTAGCTAACATAAACAAGACACCAACATCATACACAGATATGTCTTTTTCAAGATGGCATGACCATAGTTTCGCTATACGACTAAAGTTTTGATAAGGCGTACCATAGCTATCGCCACGCTTGCCTACGATAGACTGTGCTTTGCCAATGATTTCTTCTTTCTTTGTTTGCTTCATGATGATTTCCTTTTATAAATTTTTATTTGATGTATATAGGTAAACGATATATTATACAGATTTAATTAGGTTATGGAATAAGGAATAACTATATGGTTCTCCCATTATTATTTGGATTAGCAGGTTCAGCTTTAGGTGGAGCAGGATTAGCAGGTGGCTTAGGTGCATTAACAGCAGGTGCTATAGGATCAGGATTAGGGAGATTTGCAGAGACAGGTGATTTAGGTAAAGGTATAGAGACAGGGTTAACATCTTTCCTTGGAGGTAAGGCTTTAGGTGCTTTAGGTAAAGGATTAGACATTGAGCCTTTAGCTAAAGCAGGAGAGTTGGGGAAAACAGCACCTGCCGTTCAAACCGTTTCTCCAACCATAACTGGTCTAGGTACATTAACAAATCCTGCTGTATTAGGTCAGGCTGCTATAGGTCAAGCATCAGCAATGTCACCACCTGAACCACCACCAGTTGCTCCTGTAGACTTTGAGAACAGACAGGCAGGAGTTCCAGACCGTATTACACGAAGACCACCAAAGGGATATAGACCAGGATATGACGCAGAGTTTGATTACGGTGTATCACCTAATTTTGGTGTTGGCTTGATGAACCCAAATGATCCAAGATATATGGCTATGGGTGGTTTAGTTGGATTACTAAGTAACAAACAATTCACAGACTTTCTTGGTGAAATGGGTAGGTCAGGTAAAGGCTTTGGTGTTCTTGGTGCTTTAGATACTCCTCAAGCTCAGGCTGAATACAATCAAATGATGACAGGTGAATACAGTCCTCAGCCACAACCAATGTCAGGTGGTGGTGAATTGAAAGAAATACCAGAAGATAACGCAGGGCTAAAGGCTCTAGCCAAAGAAAAGCCTAGCGTGGTGGAGAACATGGGATTTAAGGCTATGCAAGAAGGTGGGGTTGTAGAAGGTGATATGGAGGCTAATATGGTCATAGATGAGGCTGTAAAGGCTATACAAGGCGTGTCAGACACCCCTGAAGTAGCTTTGGGTGCATTTGTAGCCAAATATGGTGAAGAGGCGTTAGAAGACCTTATAGAGCGTGTTACCAAAGGTGAGATGGATGAGAGAGAAGACAACATGATAGAGGGTGAAGGCGATGGTATGGATGATAAAGTGCCTGCTACACTCGAAGGAGAGCAAGATGTCATGTTAAGTGATGGTGAGTTTGTTGTTCCTGCTGATGTCGTTAGTGGCATAGGCAACGGTTCATCTGATGCAGGAGCTAGAGAATTAGAAGAAATGATGACACGAGTTAGAAGACTTCGTACAGGCAAAACGGAGCAGCCAGAGCAAGTACCACAGGAAATGATGTTACCTGCATGATGTTTAGTGCTGTACCTAGACAAGTCATAGACATTGTTTGGGATGACGTAGTAAAGATTTTAGAACCTGCTGTCAAAACGGCAAAAGGTAAGTTAAGTGTAAAAGACGTTTACGATTATATTAGTGAAGGTTTTTATGAGTTATGGGTTGTTATGGATGGTAAAAAAATGATAGCTGTTATAACAACTCGTGTAATTGAGTACCCAGAACGTAGAGCATTGGCTATGGATTTTATTGGTGGAACACGAATGAAAGAATGGTTGCCAGAGGCTCAACGCACCATAGAAAAGTTTGCAAGAGATAATAATTGTCTACACCTAGAGGGTTATGGCAGAAGAGCATGGAAGAGATGGCTTAACAAATACGGTTGGAAACCAGATTATATAGCGTATAGGATGGAATTAAATGGGTAAAGGATCAGCACCAGTAGAAACAAAGAGAGAGGTTGTACAAACTAACCTCCCTGACTTCATAAGACCTTATTTTGAAAGGCTTGTGCAGAGAACAGAAGCCGAATCACAAAGAGATTACGAGCCATATAGTGGTCAGAGACTTGCTGATCCATCACAAGACTTACTAACATCAGAGCAACAGGTAAGAGACATAGTAGGTGCAGGTCTACCTGGTTTAGACAAAGCTATGGGCAGAGTAGAGCAGTCGTTAGACTTTCAGCCACGCCAGTTTACAGGTGAAGAAGTAGACAAATATATGTCTCCGTATATGGATGCTGTTGTTGCACGACAAAAAGAGGGTGCAACTGAGGATTATCTGGCATCCTTACCGAAGGGGGCAGCGCAGGCTATATCAGCAGGAGCCTTTGGTGGCTCTAGGCAAGGCGTACAACAAGGTATAGCACAAAGTAAATATCTGGATAGATTGGCAGATATAGAGGCTACAGGTAGACAGAAAGCATTTGATCAAGCTGCCAGTGCGTTTCAAGCTGATAGAGCTGCCGATGTTGATGCACAACGTCTTGGTTTAGGTGCAGCAGGACAACTAGCAGGATTGGCTACACGAGCTAGGGCAGGTGATATTGAGGCAGCGAGACTTATGGAATCAATAGGTAAGGCACAAATGGCTAGAGATCAGGCATCACTAGACATGGGATATCAGGACTTCCTAAGACAGCAAGGTTATCCTGCCGAAAAACTAGGACTATTCTCTTCTATTTTAAGAGGTATACCGATACAGCCATCCAGAACGGCTGTGCAATATCAAGCTACTAACCCACTAAAAGACATAATAGGAACTGGTATATCAGCTCTTGGTGCGTACAAAGGAATGGGTTACTAATGCTTGATGTTTTAGAGGTACAAGACAAACTCAAGAACTTCTCTCAAGAGCAACTTCTTAGAGAAATGCAGATGCCAACTGGCAGTGTGCCACAGTTCCTTGTTCTTTCAGAGTTAAACAGAAGACGCACCATGTCTCAGGACATGGAAAAGCAGAAGATGGCTGATCAACCTACAGTAAAAGAAGAAGTCGTGGCAGCCTCTGGTATGCCCATGCCAGAAACATCTATGTTGGCACAGCAAATGGCTCCACAAACGTCTATGTCAGAGAATACAGGCATAGCTGCCATGATGCCAAAAGAATTACCAAGTGAAGAAGAGCCTATGAAGATGAGTTTTGGTGGTCTACTTATGGGTTCAAGAATGCTTAATGAAATGGCAGCACCGTTAGCAAGCAGGATTACTCCAAGACCAGGATTAGGAACTAGACAAGTCACTGACATGGAATATCGTCCTCTTCCTAATGAGAGATTAAATTTACCACAGATCGCTAGACAAGGCTACAGTGGAGGTTTAGGTGGTTTAGGTTCAGATATAATGAGTAGAGTTAGTGACAAAAGCAGGGGTGATGTAGACAACTTTTTAGGTGAAGTAGAGGGCATGGCAGAGGAAAGATTTGATATAGACCTAGCCCCACAGCAAAGACAGATAGGAATAGGTGGTAAAGGTCAGCTAACACGAAGAGCTATGCCTGCCATGCCATTTGCCATGAATGAAGGTGGTCCTATTAAGGCTCAAGGTGGTATGTTTGCTGATATAAGTGGTGCTATAGGAAGTGCTGATGCTCCTAGTTTTTCAATGCCTCCTGCATTTGCCAGTATATACAATTATGCCAAGACTGTACTTGGATTAGATGACGAGTTAGCCAGAGATGTTGCTAATAAGACAATAGAACAAGGAAACATAGATAAATCACAGCTTGGTATGTTCTCAGCTAAACCATTTGGGAGTGTAGAAGAAAGGCTATCTGGAGATGATAGATTGGCACAAAGAAAAGCCTTAGATACGTTTACAGGTGGTGCAGAAATGAATAGGCTTGTTGATCAACTTAGTAAACCACAAGCACAAGATGGCAAGACAGAGGTACAAGATGTCGAGGGTGTCGCTGATTTAGATTTAACACAAGTTAATCCTCTTTTTTCAGCAAAGCCTTTTGGCACAGTAGATCAAAGAATGTCTGGTGTTAATAACGCTCTTGCACAGAGAAAAGCATTGGATAACTTTACAGGTGGCGCAGAGATGAGCGATTTAGTAAATCGGCTAGGTAAATCTCAAAAAGTATTACCAGAAAATCCATATGCTGATGACATAAAACAAATGACTGATATGGGTGTTGGCAGTAGTGTTGCGTCTATGGATAAGGGTTTTAAGGCTGTTGGTGATTATCTCATGGAAGATAAATTTGCAGATGTAAGACAAGCTGAGGATGCTGAAAGAACTAGAAAAGCTCTTGAAGTATTTAGTGGTGGCAAAGAGATGGATGATCTCGTTAACAGAATGCAAAACGAAGAGAAAATGAAAGAAGCATTCAGATTTGGAAGAGGTTCTCCTTTTAAGGCAGAAGAAGCTGAAAGAACTAAGCAAGCATTTGAAAACTTCACTGGTGGTGAAGAGATGGACAAGCTCGTTGATAAAATGCAGACAGACAAGACAAAGAAGACTGATTCTGACAGTGCAGGAGCATTAGGTGGTTTTGGAGCAACGAGTGGTGCATTATCAGAGTTAGAAGCAGAGATAGACAAGCTAAGAGCCGATAGAAAGAAAGGCAGAGAGTCAGACAAGTGGTTTGCTCTTGCTGAAGTTGGTCTAGGTATGTTGGCATCTCAAAGTCCTACGTTAGCAGGTGCATTAGGTGAAGGTGGGCTGAGAGGTCTAAAGAGCTTCAGAGAAGGCAAGAAAGAGTATGACAAGGATATGCTTAGTTATCTCACAACCAAGGCAAGTATACAGAAGACCAGAGGTGAGTTAGGTCTTAAATCACAGCTATACAAGAAACAGATAGAGGCTTTGAAGAATAAAGGTGCATCAGGAACTTATGGCATAAAAGAAGCTAAAGATGATTTAAACAACACAAATCAGCGTATAGCTAAACTTCTTGAATTATCTACAGACCCTCAAAGACAAATTGGCTCTGACTCTGAGTCTAAAGCAGAGATTGATAGACAGCTTAAAAATTTACTCGCAGAAAAAGCAGCAGCAGAAGTTTATCTAAGAAGTATAGGAGCAAATGTGCCTTTTAGTTTTACAGGAAATCAAACCACCGTACCCAACTTGGCTGATGAGTAAAAATGGGCGTTATAGTTGTCCAAGACCCACAAACTGGCACACCATATCAAGTTCAAATATCTGGTGATACACCCACCGATACTGAACGACAAAGAATACTTGAGTACATAAATCAACAAAGACAGCCAGTACAAGCACCTGTAGAACCAACTGATGATAAGTCAGGTACTGCGTTAGGTCGTGGTGCTAGTGTTGGTATAGATGTGCTGCAGCAGATGTATGGTAGTGCATTGGAAGGTGTTGGTAAGGTTACTGGCATAGAAGGTCTTCGAGACTATGGTGCGTCTGTTGTCGAGGCAAATCAAGAACAGATAGAAGAAAAACAAAAGGCTTTTACACAAAGGCAAGATGTAGGTAGCGTTGGTGATGCCTTTAGTTTCTATGGTGAAACGCTAGGTCAGAACTTACCACAGCTAGGTACATCCATAGGTGCAGGATTGGCTACACAAGCTCTCCTTCCATTTGCACCAGGGGTTGGGTTTCTTGTTGGTGCATTGGCATCTAACATACCTTTCTTCTACGGCTCACACAGAGAGAGACAAAAAGAAGCCATAGAGCAAGGCAAGAGAACAGAGTTAGACGAAGGTACAGCCTTTATGTACTCTCTCCCTGCTGCTGCCTTGGACACAGTTGTTGATAAATTCTTGGTGGGTCTTAAACCATTAGGTCTAGGCATAAACAAGGGAGCATTGGCTCCATCTGTGGGTGGATTGTTTACTCGTACAGCCAAGGGAGCCACGGCAGGTGCTGCAACGGAGATACCTACAGAGATAGGTCAACAGCTTATAGAACGCTATCAAGCAGGGCTACCCATAGATGATGACGATGCTATCAAGGAATACATTGATGTAGCTATAGCAGCAGGTCTTGTTGGTGGTACAGTCAGAGGTACAACCAATGCCTTGACAGGTAAAGGTAAGGCAGCTCTAGCAAAAGAAGAGTTAGACAAGGATATAGAAGCTGAGGGTCTTCAAGCCAAAGAGATGGCTGAGACACAGAAAAAGAACCTTGATAGAGGTTTGGGTGAGCCTGATCCCTTGCAGATAGGCGTTGAGGAAGACAAGTTAACCACTCAGCCTTTGAACCCAACACAAGAAAAGATAGCCACTACAAAGGCAGCTACCGAATCACAAACTCCTTTTAGAGAAATCATAATAAAAGATGAGTTAACTGATAGTGAGCAGAATATCCTCTTACAGCAAAGACAAGCCAAAGGTATAGATTTAAGAAATCCTAACACCACCATAGGTGAGTTAGAAGCTCTTGTAGAACCCTCTGTTCCTAACATTACAGAAAAATACAAGAAGCTACTGAAACCAAATCTTTCTACACTGCCCAGTCATTCTCTTAACTTTGTACAGAATCACTCTGAAAGCCAGTATAACGCTGTGTCTGACTTCCTTAAAAACAAGGAGACAGGCACTTCCATAGAGAAAGACACTATTATCGACAAGATAAAAGATATTCTCGTTAAGGCTAAACAGACAGATGAAAACAATGTTGTCACTGATGAAACAGCAAGAAGCATATCAGATAAACTTGTTAAAGATGGCAAGATAACAAACATAAGAGATTTTAAGACAGACACATCATCTTTTACCATAAACAGAGACACCTTCGAAGATGCACAAGAAAACGCCCTGAAGAGAGCAAGGCAACTTCTTGAGAATACAAGGCAAAACTATGAAAAAACAGAGTTAAACATTCGCAGAGTTGAGCAAGATATGCCCATGCTAGGCAAGAAGAACGTGTTTAAAAACACGGCTAAGTTTAAGTCAAAAGATAGAAAGATAAATCAGCTAAAGAAAGAAAATGCCAGAAACGTAGACGCTATAGAGAAACTTGGTAAAAGAGTGGACAGTCTCGTTGAGGCTAGAACACGACAGCAAAGAGGTATATCCCCACCACCAAACACAATAGAACAAGTCAACACTGATCAGATGGATGCCAATCAATCCAGAGTTAATATTGAGAAAGCTGCTGTGGATGAGTTTAAGCAGAAAGAGTTATACAAAATAAAAAGAAATGGTGTCGTAAACAAACTGAAAGAATATCTTGGCACTCTAGGTTTGTCTGATGTAGCTCTAGTTGCTGAAAACACTATAGGTGGTCAAGGCAAAGATTTATCTCAGAAAGATTATGTTGTTGAAGGTGAGTTCAGTGAAAAGGATAGCAAGAGAGTTATAGCTATAGCTATGGAGTTGTACGATCCTAATCTAACTCCACAGCAATATGAAAGAAAATTAAAAGCCGTTTTAAATCATGAAGTTATACACGCTGTTAAAAGTCTTGGATTGTTTACTGATTCTGAGTACAAGATTCTTGTAAAGGCAGCTACAGAAAGAAATTATGTATTTAAGGATGGCAAGAAACTTCTCAAGAGAAACTATACCTATCTTGATAGAGCCAAGAGGCTATATCCTGATTTAGATCAAAGTGGTGTAGAAGAGGAGGCTATAGCTGAGTTATTTCGTGATGCTATGGATGGCAAGATTAAACTTGCAGGAAAGCCAAGAACACTACTACAACGATTTAAAGACTTCTTTAAGTCTATATTCAAGGCACACTCTGATAACGGCTTTAGGTCTGTTGATGATATATTTGATGGCATAAAGAGTGGTAAAGTAGGAAAGAGAGAAAGAAGCACAGAAAGAGAGTATCTCAATACAAAAGAATCACCTGTTGCACAAAAAAATGTATCAGAAAAAACTGGCAAACAAGCATCATTGAGAGATTTAATAGATGGCAATACATCTATTTTAACAATGAGCGATGCAGAGTGGAAAACTTATAATCCTTCTGATCCAAAAGCCACAAATAAACTATCTGATCTAGGCATAGATAACAAAGCATACAATTCATCTGATGAGATAACATACAGGTCACTATCAGTAATAAGAAACCTATCACCTGAGAAATTAAAGAAACTAGCAGGGTTTGAAAATTTTAAGATGCCAAATGTAGAGGAGAAAACAAAACAATCGAGAATTGTTTTTCAAGATACTCCTGATTGGTTTAAAGAAACACCTGTTAATATGGACATCAAGCCTGAAGACGCTCAGAAAACACAGATAACCACAACAACGTCAACTTATGAAAAAGCATTTAGCATTTTGCCAGAGGGTAAAACTTTGGATTATGGAGCAGGTAAGGGATTAAGTTCTACGATAGCTGAAGTTGATACCTACGAGCCTTTCCCAGATGAAACATTCAACCCTGACTTTAGTGACACTTCTGATATACCAAGTAACTCTTATGACAATGTTGTTAATCTTAATGTTCTTAATGTTGTAACTCCGAATGTTAGAGATGGCATTGTTTCTGAGATAGGGAGGGTTATGAAGGTTGGTGGTAGAGGCATTATAACCACCAGAGGTAGAGATATATTTGGCTCTAAAGTATCACCTGTAAAAGGTATGCTAGGCAAGGAGCCTATGTCTGTAATAACAAGCAGAGGAACATATCAAAAAGGATTTAAGCAAACTGAATTAAGAGATTATGTGCAAAATATTTTAGGTGACTCTTTTACAGTAACACCATTAGAGCTTGGCGCAGCAGGTGTAGAGATAGTTAAAAACTCAGATGTAGAAACAATAGATGCAGTAACTCCTAAAAAAGAAGCAAGAGCTATAAGAGATGACATAGTTCCAGATACACCAACATTATTTGACATCGCTCCACAAGAAGACATGGAGAAGCTATCTAATGTCATGGATAGCATGGAGAAACAGGTTGTAACACCAAGAGTTAAATACTCTCGAAGAGCAGTTAAGCCTGCTGATCCTGAGATTATGCGAGAGATACCCATAGATTTTACCAAGGCTCCTGACACCTACAAGAGGCAGCTAAGTGAGAGTATGCTGAGATATGCCTATGGATATGTAAGAGAGACAAATGGTAATGTTATACCGATTACCTTCAAGGAAGGTGATAATGTTGTATTAGAAGATGGTCGTGAGGGTGGTTATGGTGCATGGCACATTACAAGTCGTGGTCATGACATAGAGCTTCGAGAAGCTACAAAGCAAGAGCCAGACAGGGTTATATACACCATGCTTAGAAAGATGGTCGAGCAAGAGTATGGTAATGGTCAACCTGGTACTATAGTCATAGAGCCATCAACACGAGGTAATGACTTTGATATCACATGGGCAAACAATAGACCCAAGAAGTACCCACCCATAAAGCTATCACTTATGTATCAGGCTCCTACAGAGACAAGGAGAGCCATGTACACGGTGCGAACTGCTTTTCCACAGGAAACTGCCAAGAGAAGCATAAAACGCTTCAGTGCCGTTCCTACAGGCACTCAGCCTACATTTGGTGATATAACAACCGAAGCAGGGAATGACATCACTTACACTGATTCTCTACAGTTTATCGAAAAGATTATACGAGGTGGTACGTTAGGATTTGCATCAAAGCAGAAATCAAGAGAGTTAGCCGAATCATTTGTCAGGAAGTTCCAAGACAGCATGATACCTGTAGGGATTATGTTAGATGAGCTGAGAGCCAAAGGTCTAACAATAAAAGAAGCCTTCGATCCATACATGAAAGAAGTAAACTCTCATGGTATTGCAGGTAATCTCATAAAGAATAACAAAGAGCAAAGGTTTGATCCTCTTAACATAGGTATAGATGGACTAGATGTTACCGATACTGACATAAGTAATGTTATAGCTGTATCAAAGAGAGATAACCCCACAAGAACAAGTTTTCTTGATGAACAAATAAAGGCAGGCAAGAACAAGAAGATGGCGTTCTTTGAAAGCTATCTCTACGCTAAACACGCTCAAGAAAGAAATGCGTATGTATTAGAAAAGACAAGCAGCGAGAAAAGTAAAATCGATTCTATAGAGAATGGTTCTGGTATGACTAACCAAGAATCACAAGCCATACTTAACTGGTTCGAGGGATATAGAAACATTAGAAAGGTTCGACAGCTTGATAGTCAGGTAAGAGGTATTGTCGATAATACTAATAATGTACGACAAGAAGGTCAGTTGTCACCGATATTCGATATAGAAATAGACCCTGAGACTGGAAGAAAGAAAGAAACATTTCCTAACTATGTTCCTCTTCGTGGTTCTCTTGATGATGGTGATGAAACAACAGAGATAGTCAACAGAAAGCCAAGACAAACAAAGGGAAGAGAAGACCCAAGAATTACAGGGCGTAGCAAGTATGCAACAGATATTGTTGGCAATCTTATATCCCAGAATATGTCAGCTATACGAAGAGCCGAACATAATAAGATTGGTTTGTCTATGCTAAAACTTATTGAAGAAGGTGGTGTAGCTGTACAGGAATACGCTGAAGTTATGGAAGTGACACCAGTTGTAAGAGCTGTAGATGGTCGAACAGGGGTTATAAGCAGCAGACCACAGACACCACAAGAGATAGCTAACGATCCAAGTGTATTGATTGTAAAGAGATTTGATCCAGAGAAGTCCACAGAAACCAACAAGGTTGTAGAAGAAGTTGCTATACAGTTTACAGACCCAAGGATAGCAAAGGCTCTACGAGGTGATGGCGTGTTCTCACCAACAAATAGCGCAGGTGTGGTCAGAGGTGCAGCAAGAATAAACAGATTCCTAGCGTCTGTGAATACAAGCTATAACCCTGCGTTTATCATACCAAACTTCTCTCGTGACCTTATTACAGCATCGATAAACATAGCTCAGTATGATGTACCAAATGTACAGCGTGATCTTATAAAGAACGTACCTTCTGCCATGAGAGGTATCAAGAGAGCCGTGTTTAACAATGATACAACCTCTGAAGATGCCAGAATGTATCTGGAGTTTGTCGAAGCAGGTGGTCAAAACATTCTTAATCAGGTTACAACTCTTGCTGATCAAGTGTCTGATATACGCAATACTGTAGGTAATATATCTAAAAACCCTGTGATAAATAGTTTTAAGAAACTTGGTAGCTTCTTAGAAAACACAAACGTAGTTGCTGAAAACGCTATGCGTGTGGCTACATATAAAACCCTAAGACAAAAGGGATTCTCAAAAGAAAGAGCAGCACAAGCAGCTAGAAACGTAACAGTGAACTTTGCCAAGACTGGTGAGATAGGTCGGTTCATAAACTCTTTTTATCTCTTCTACAATGCTTCTATACAAGGCACATTCGCAGCATTACAAGCTGCTACACGATCAAAGAAAGTTAGAGCTATGTGGGCAGGTCTTATAGCCTATGGTCTAATGCAAGACCAGTTGATGGCTGCTTTCTCTGATGAAGATGAAGATGGTAATCTCGTATACGACAAGATACCAGACTATGTACTAGAGCATAACCTTATACTCCCTGATCTTCTTGAGATCACTGATAGATCAGTTATCAGCATACCATTCCCATATGGATTTAACATGGCTATGAACACAGGTCGTTCTTTAAGCCGATGGAGTAGAGGTGGATATACAGCAGGACAAGCAGCAAACAGTATGGAAGGCACACTATACGAAATCATAAATCCGTTTGGTGGCACTGAGAGTTTCCTAAACTTTGTTATGCCAACTGTAGCCGATCCGTTTATCAGCATAGCACAGAACTATGACTATGCAGGTAGACCGATATACAAAGAGCCATCTCAGTTTGGCATAGGAAAGCCTGATAGCCAGTTGTACTGGAATAGTACCACAAACCTATCAAAGGGCATCACAGAGTTCTTAAATGAGATTACAGGGGGAAGTAAGGGTGTATCTGGTGTTATCGATGTCAACCCTGCTATCATGGACTTCTGGATTGAATACACTGTTGGTGGTTTGGGAAGGTTTGTAAACAACGTGGGAGACTTGGCAGTCGGTGCTGTTGTTGGTGATCCTGATGGATTACTACAAAAAGGATTTACAGAAGATAATGTAAGACGGCTTCCTGTAGCTCGTAAGTTTGTATACTCCGTATCAGAGCGAGAAGATGTTGGTGCGTTTGTTAAGAAGAGGGATAGAGTTCTTACAGCCTTGAATGAACTAAAAAGAACAGCCAAGCAAGGCGATAGAGAAGGCTATAAGAAAGCACAGAATAAATTTAAAGATGAACTGAAGATTGCAGGTCAGATTAAGAGTCTTGATAATGCTCGAAACAGATTAATGCGACAGCGTAATCAGGTGCAGCAGAATGAAAAGATGGATAAAGATAGAAAACAAAAACTAATAGAACGATACAACGAAGGCATACAAGACATAGTAGCCAGAGCTAATATGGTAATGCGTGATATCGAAGTATCGTTCCTAGAGGATTTGTTAAACTAATCCCTTCTATGTGATTTATGAGAACGCTTTTCTGATGGAGCCACTTTCACAGCTCTAGCATTTGTCAGTGCGTAATCAATATGGTTTAGCTTCTTGTATCGGTTCTCAGCAAAGTCTCTCTCACGTTGAACAGCAAACTCCTTTGCTTGATCCACATCAAAAGCCTTCACTTTTCGAGTACGTCTATACTTAACCTCAACAACCACATCATAGGATTTAGCTTTGGTATATCCTTTTGCAGTTCTTTCAATAATACTAGAAGGGGATATCATCTTTTTCTTCCTTCTTCTTGGTTAGTATAGGACTTGCCTTGACAGAAAAGAACTGACCTTTCTTTCCCTCTCTAACCCATGCTGCAAGAGCAATCTTAGGAAACCCAGTGCCTTCTTTCATATCAATAGGATCACCTTTACTGTTTACCTTGCTTTCCATTTGTTGTCGAATAATGTCAATAACCTCTTCTGACAGGTCTAAGTCACCTGTGTAGTCAGGTTGGTTCTCACTACTCTTGTAGTTGTTGGTGTATAGTCCACCACTCACGCCTTTATAATCAGCCATTTTTATTCTCCTTATTAGCTCTAGCTTCACTTGCGTCATGCACTTTCTCTAACAGATCATTAGCGTTCTGTTTGAGATCATCTAAAAACCCTACCATTTGAGGGGTGTGCATATTTTCAGATATCTTTTCCCAACTTTTGGTTTCATCGTTTAAAGTTTCAATCAAAAGATTTGATTTTTTTTCAAACGTAGCTCTCCTGATCTTTTGCCAAGTTTCATTGTCATTGATTTTTAAATTTTCTAATGTTGCTTTATTTGTTTGAAATGAAGCATCAATATCTTTAAACTTTTTCGCATCATTAATAATCTTTAAAAACACATCTAAAGTGGCGTTAACTTCCTCTTCTTCCTCCACTTGTTCATCTTTTTTAGGCTCTTTATCTTTTATTTCTGTTGGCTTGATGGTTTTAGCCTCAGTGCCTTTTTCTTCTTCACCAAGATTATCAGGTATTTCTGCTATATCTTCACCAGAATAAACGTGAACGCCTAGACCATGCAGAGCTACAGCTTTTGCCAGACATCTCTGTAAAGAAGTATTAACATCCATGCTATCTGGGTTTTTGATAGGCTTGTTATAATTATTAAGAACAGGTAACATCTCTGTCACAGACTTGCCTTTTACAGTCACAGTAACCTTGGTAAAACAATAGCCTTGTTCATCCTTAAAGTAAGGAAACCCTTGTTCATTGCAATGCTTTTCGAATGTGGAATCTGGATAGATATCGCACAATGCACTCCACGCCATCGCCCATGAAATGTAAGAATACTTACCTTTCTGTTTGACCATCTTTTCTTTTTCAACGTCTATTTTTTTTAGCTGACTCCATGCAGGATTATCTGTCATGTTTTTTCTCCTTGTTTTGCTTTTGTTTTTTATTGTTAAATTGATCTGGGGATATAATACCATTCTTCATATCCCTTTTGATTGCTTTAAGTTTTCGTGCAACCTCTGGCTTGAGATACCTAATTTGCTTTATGCGTGTATCAGGCTTAACCTTCAAAGCAAATCGTTCCTCAAAGTCTTTATCGTCATCACCCATTTGCTGCCTCCCTTTCTTCTTTCCATTGATGACATATATCGGCAACTGAACAATAGTTGCCAGTACACCTCTTAGGTTCCCCTTTCCTATGTTCAAGATAAGGTTTACCTTTGAAGTCTTCTGTAGCCATAATATGCTCTGCTTGTTCTTTTGTTTCGCATAGCTTGGCTGCTTTCTTTCTACCCTTCAGCATGATTGCCCACTTCTCAGGTTGTGTCCATCGCTCTTCATCGGAACACTGTGGGAAGTACGCATCAACTGGTAGCTCCACATCGTAAGGTGTGAACTTCTTATCCAAAGGCTCTATGGTTTGTCGTGTTAAGTTTGCCATATCGCTTGCTGCTTTATGTAAAGCCATGCGAGATCGAACATAGACATCTCTCTCAGCGAAAGACCATAAAGGTATATCGACTAACACGATAGGAGCTTGTGGATAGTTATCTTTATTTCTGGCATCACGTTGTTGCCAATCTCTAAGTATGGCGCATATCTTCAGGCTCTTCACAGGTTTATCTTTGTTCATCTCTATTAGGTGAGCATAACAATTCAACTGCTCATGCCATGATGATTTGTCGTATATCACTGACCATACCGAAGTAACTTTGTAGTCAATAATGTTAATGCCATCATCATCAACTTCTTGCTGATCGATAGCACCTGATAATGTCCAACCATCGATATCGACAAATAGACGTTCCTCTTTTATCAGGGTTTCTGATTTGGCACTTTCTAATATGTGATGCACTGCTGTACCAAACAATGCCCATATATTATCGATAACATCAAACGATATCTCGTTCTTGTAATGATCTTTCATCATGCGAACTCGTGGCGAATCAATAAGACTTGTAACCGATATATCAGCAGCACCTTTGGAATAGGTGTCTTTTTGGGCGAAATTGACAAACGCCTCTGGTAGGTTATGCTTGTTTGTAATCATTTTGATTTTCCTTCTGAGGTTAATATATGAATTTATTGAACAAAGGTCAAGATTTTGTTGAACAAAATTTTGATATAAAATTTGAGATACTTGGAGAGCCTGCATCTAAAGCCAATCAGAGAAAACTTGTGAAGATACATAACAGGATAGTGCCGATAAAATCTAAAAAGGCATTATCGTATGTCAATGGATTTAAGAAACAATGTCCACAACTTGATCCAATAATAGAGTGTGATGTAGCTATAGATATCATGATCTACTATGCTTCGAGAAGACCAGACTTAGACGAGAGTTTAATCTTGGATTGCCTTCAAGGTCTTGTGTATAAAAATGATAGGCAAGTCAAAAAGAAAACAATCTATTGGGGATTAGACAAGGAGAACCCAAGAGCTATCATACGGCTGACACCATTTGATAGTCATGGTATACCAAGTAGTATATCATTATAATAGGTATATCATGTAACATGGTATACCATGTATTGTACTGTGTTTTTCTAAGTTGACCAGAAAAAAATTATTTACTATTCTGGTCTGAGCAAAACAAATGAGGTGAATCGTGAACGTAGAAAGTATTCTCGACACGATACATGGGTATAGTATAGGACAGTATAAACTGCATTGCCCAAGTATAGAGTGTCAAAATAGAAAAAAGAAAAATTTAAAGACATTATCTGTTAATATTACAGCAGATAAATTCGTATATATGTGTCATCACTGTGGCACTTCAGGTGCAAAAAGATTCGATAATAAAGGAGAGGTATTCGGTATGGAGTTGGTTAGGTTGAATGATGTGCAGCCATTGTCTGATAAAGGTTTAGAGTGGTTAAAATCAAGAGGAATAACAGAGCAAACAGCAGAAAAGTTAGGCATAAAAACAACACACAATTACATACAAAGTGTAGGATCAAGAACCGAATGTATTACGTTTCCTTATCAATCGAATGGTCACAAGTATGCGTCTAAAATCAGGTCTATCAGCGAGAAAGGTTTTGCTTGTGATGGATCACCTAAAACCTTCTTTAACATCGATAACATAAATCCTGAAGAGCCTTTAATAATATGTGAAGGTGAGATGGATTGCTGCGCTTTTATAGAGGCATCTGTAGACAATGTATGCTCAGTTCCTCATGGTGCTATCATGAAGGTAACAGATGGTCGTATCGATCCATCAGACGATAACAAGTTTCGTTTTATCTGGAACGCCAAGGACATCATAGAGAACGCAGAGAAGGTCATCATAGCCACTGATAATGATTCGGCAGGCATAGCTATGGCTGAAGAAATGGCTAGGCGTATTGGCAAAGATAAATGTTGGAAGTTAGAATATCCTGAAGGCTGCAAAGACGCTAACGATGTTATTGTGCAGCATGGTAAAGACCTTCTTAAAAATATTGTCGATAACGCTCAACCTTATCCAGTCGCAGGCTTGTATAGTCCATCAGACTTCTATGAAGAAGTGAATGAGATATACGCCAAGGGATTTGGTAAAGGCAAAAGCACAGGCTATCCCAGTGTTGATGAATACTACAGCATCGTTGAAGGACAGCTCACTATTGTTACAGGACACCCTTCATCAGGTAAGTCTGAGTTTATTGATTCCGTCATGATGAACATGGCAAGAGAGTTTGATTGGAAGTTCTCCATCTGTAGCTTCGAGAACGAACCGAAGGTGCATATAGCCAAACTTATATCGAAGTATATCGGCAAGCCTTTCTATGAAGGTGAGAAGCCAAGAATGAGCCAAGAGGAATTACAGAAAGGTAAAGACTTTGTATCTGAACACTTTTCTTTCTTGTATCAACGTGATGGCAGCCTGACTAGCCTTGATAGCATCATCGAAAGACTTCGAGTATCCGTCATGCGCTATGGTATTCGTGGTGTGGTTATCGATCCATACAACTATATAACCAAGGCTAACAATATGTCGGAAACAGATTACATCTCCGATATGTTAACAAGACTAAGAGTGTTTGCTCAGTCTTATGGTGTTCACGTTTGGTTTGTAGCTCACCCAACTAAAATGATGCGTGATAGCACTGGTAAAGTACCACCACCCAAAGGTTACGATATATCAGGATCATCAGCATGGTTTAGTAAGTCGGACTGTGGAATGACAGTGCATAGACCAAGACCAGACTTAGATGATGTAACCCAGATAATCATATGGAAGATGCGTTTTAACTGGATAGGTAAACAAGGCTCAACAGAACTATCTTTTGATACTGATACAAGTCATTACAACGAATATGTCGAACCAAAGATTATCAAGCCTACAATAGTGGAACCTAAAAAGATCAAGATGCCATATAAAGATGACGATGACTTGCCTTTTTAAACTACTACTGCTACATATAGTGTATACCAAAGGCGTTACCTCGCCCTTTGTTTTGCTTTATTAACTAAAGGGGGGACTCATTCCCCCCTTTTTTTATAAGTAGAACTAGTGTTCTGTTTTTGGTAGTTCCTCGCCACCAGTAAGAACGAAAAAGGCTGCCTCTTCACTAGGCGCAAAAAGGTATCTTTTCTCTTCGTAGTTCTTTTTGTCTCCTTGCATATCGTTCAAGAAGTCACAAACATCAAAGTTATTCTTAAATTCTCTGATTGTTTTGGTTTTGTAATCTATTACGAAAAGGTCTATTTTATCACCTCCTTTCAGTGTTTTTAGTTTGTTCTCTCTTCTTAAAATTATTGGTATCACATGGGATACACTAGTGTATCTCTCATGATACCATGCGTATTCTATATGGTACTGTAAGAGTGCCTCTCTACTGTAATAGAGAGGACTAGAGATTTACATTCCTTCAAATGACGAGATCACAAAAGAAAGGATTAGATTGCTCTCGCTGTAGTGGATTAATCGTGTTATGAAACGAAACCCTCTCACTACTTAGGTAAACCACTGTGAAAACTAATATCGAAAAAAACAGTGGCTATTCCATTAACAAATTAATTCTATCAGAGTTTAGTGGACTGCAACAGCCTGAACCAAAGGCAGGACTGATCTCAGCTCCATTCTCAGGCGATTCTAGGACTATCTGGTCGTATTTGGTACAGAAGTGGCTACCAGGCTTAGACCCACCTAGAAATCGACATGAAGGGTTCTCAGGACTTGTTACCTCACCAAAGGCGCATGGTGCTACCTTGCAGCAATAGCCTGATCGTATACATGGTTTCATGATTGTTCCTAAAAAAAAGAGGTGAGTTTCCCCACCTCAAGTTGAAGGAAAATCAAACTATGAAGTAATCATGATTTGATTGTTCCCAGAGTTAACATCTTTAAGCTTCGCCATCAATGTCTTTCTCTGTTCCTTCCTCAATGCGTATCATATCCAACTTGGCTTTGATCATATCGAGTAGGGTATAGAGAGCAACATTCTTTTTAGGCGCATACATAAACATCATCTCAATAGAGTACAATGTAAGAGCTATAACAAAGTCCTGTGGTTCGATATCCTTGCTCTTAACTATTGGTTTAAGACCAAGAACTATCTTTTCAAAAGCTTTAACATAATCTCTTGGATCATTCATGTATGTTTCGTGTAAATCCATGTTATCCAGTAGGAACTTTATATGTTCCATGCTGCTATCTACTTTCATATTCTCTCCAGTTCAATGTAGGGTAAAGACTCAGGAACAATGCGTGTTCCCTTGTCGAAAAGATTATCCTGAGCTTTCTCATACTCTTTACCAATAAACTCTTTAATTTTACGCATCTCAGTTTCGTTATATTTACCCATGAGATTTTTGCCTAAGACTTCAAGTTCAACACGCCCACCATAATAATCAATGTTGGTTTGCATTTCCTTGTAAGCCAACTCCATTGCTCTCATTTTAATAAATCTAACAATGTCGGTAGGCGATAACTTCAGACTATCATAGTCCTCTTTTGGTTTTAGTTCAGGTCGCATAATTTATTTTCCTTCTAATAAATGTTTATATTCTTGGTTTTTAGTCACGTTAACAACCAACACCATGTCACCATTATCCTTGTGTTTAAAGGTTATAGCTATGGTGTCATCAACGGCTGCTTGTGATTTGATTCCCTTGATAGAGAAACGTCTATCACCTCTATCGTTTCTTGTTCGATAGAAACTTAGAAGTGTCTTAGTGCCATCAAGAAACTCAGCACATATCTGTGCCTTATCGCCTGACTTCATATCGTTAAAATCTACGCCAACAAGTTTAGAAAACTCTCTGATACTTGTGTTTGCATCAATGATAGCCTTGTCTAACATTGTCTTTGTAAGTTTTACAATCGCAGGCTTGTGGTTTTTAAAATCTATAATCATAATTTACTTTCCTTCTTTTTTTATGTTTGGGTTAAAGATGT